ATTAGTAGGTGCTATTTATCTCCAACCCACCAAAACTGCTGAATTTATTTATCTTGACTTCAATATTACCCCAACAGGTGCTACATTTCCTGCGTAAATTTTTAAAAACTGAATATTTATAATAAAATAAAATAACATGGCAGTATTATCCCCAAACGAAATATTTTTTACCGCCTTTGAACCTAAAGTTCAAAACCGCTTTTTAATGTATATAGATGGTATTCCCTCTTATATGATAAAAGCAGTAAATGGTATTAACTTTGAACAAGGTGAATTAGTATTAAACCACATTAATGTTTATCGCAAAATTAAAGGTAAACTTAAGTGGGGTGATATTCAAATGACCTTATTTGATCCTATTACCCCATCAGGTGCACAAGCTGTAATGGAATGGGTACGTTTACACCATGAATCAGTAACTGGTAGAGATGGATATTCTGATTTTTATAAAAAAGATTTAACATTAGATATTATAGGTCCTGTAGGTGATATTGTATCTGAATGGATTGTTAAAGGTGCATTTATTAAAAGTGCTAATTTTGGTGATTATAATTTTGATAATGATACTACAGTTCAAAATATTACTTTAACAGTAGGAATGGATTATTGCGTATTAAATTTCTAAAAAATACTTACATATTTTTAAAGAAGAGCTTGGCAACCCTAAGCTCTTTTTTTATATTATAATTATATTATAGGGAAAGTTCTTTAATATGTTCAACAATTTAAATTAAAAAAATATGACAACATTTTATTTTGTACTAGGTATGGTTACAGTTTTAGTAATAGCTGAGGTTGTAGCTGCATTTATTGTAATTAAAACAATAAACACATTAAAAGAACAAGCAAGAGATAACGAAAATCGATTTAATGATGTACATCGAATAATTGATGATATACATCAAGGGCAAGCAAGAGATAACGAAAATCGATTTAACGAGGTATATCGTAGAATTGATGAAGAAACTCGAAACACAGAACAAGAATTTCAAGAAGTTTGGAGACAACTAGATTCTAGATTAGATAAACTAGAAGCTAGATTAACAACAAAACAAGTTATAAAAGGATAAAGAATCCAATTAAAGAACTTTCCCCTATAATATGTATAATCACATAAGTTATTTAAATAAAAATTATGACTGAATTAAATTTTCCAACCGAAATAGTTGAATTACCATCTAAAGGATTAATATATCCTAAAGATAATCCTTTATCAAGCGGTAAAGTTGAAATGAAGTATATGACTGCTAAAGAAGAAGATATTCTTACTAACCAATCATATATTCAAGATGGTACTGTATTAGATAAACTATTACAATCTCTTATTGTATCTAAAATTAATTATAATGATTTAATTGTAGGAGATAAAAATGCACTACTTGTAGCTTCTCGTATTTTAGGATATGGTAAAGATTATACTTTTAACTATGGGGGTAAAGAATATACAATAGATTTATCAACAATAGATAATAAATTATTTGATGAATCACTAATTATCTCAGGTAAAAATGAATTTAATTATACATTACCTTCAACAGAAACCAAAATAACTTTTAAAATATTAACCTCAGCAGACGATAAAAAAATTGATGCTGAAATTAAAGGTATTAAAAAAGTTAACAAAAATGCTTCTCCTGAACTTACTACTAGATTAAAATATTTAATTACCTCTGTTAATGGTGATAGAGAGACAAAAACTATTAGAGATTTTGTAGATAACTATTTATTAGCTCGTGATTCTAGGGCATTAAGAGAATATATTAAACAGATTCAACCTGATGTTAATTTAAACTTTACAGATGATAGCGGTGAGGAGGTCGCTATTCCAATTAATCTTAGCTTTTTTTGGCCTGACGCTTGAGGTAGCTCCTCGATTTAGAGTAAACCTATTTTCTCAAATACACGAAATAGTATTTCATGGAAAGGGAGGATATGATTATTATACTATATACAATATGCCTATATGGTTACGTAAATTTACATTCCATAAAATAGAAAAATGGTATAGTGATGAAAGTGAAGCTATAAACAAAATAAATCAAGGCAATTCAACCCAAGTTGTAAGTGCAGACGGAAAAGTTAATGTTCCTGAGTTTGCAGCTGCTAGTAAACAATATAAGCAAAACAAACAACCTACTTATAGTACAAAAGCATTACGAAAGTGATGCTTTTTTATATTTATAGTAAACATAATATTTAAGTATAAATGGCTAATCCTAACTTACAACTAGCTCTTCAAGATTTACAAAAGGCTATTAACGAATTAAATACACTTTCTGGCCAAAATTATAGTAATTTATTAACGGGAATATCAAATGACGCAGTAAAAATAGCTAACACTCTTAAATTAGTTAATTCTTTAATAGAAAAACTAAAGGATGAAACAAATTATTTAGATGATAGATTTAAAAGTATTTTAAATACTATGACATTAATGATTCCTACTAACGCTGCACATTACCAGGGTATAAAATCATTAAAATCAGTAGCAGATAATCTTCTTAGTATTAAACGAGGAGAATTAGATATAGATTATAAATCAACAGTTGTAGCAAGAGATTCAATTAAATTAGCTAAAGAATATTTAGAAGTTGAAAAAAAACAACGTGAAAATACTATTAATAAAAATGAGATAGATATTATTAATAAACGTGCTCAAGCACAAGCTAATAGGGCTATAATACAACAAATAAACCAACAAGTAAATTTAGGAAATATAACTAAGGCTCAAGCACAACAAAGTAAATTAGCATATTATTTAAAGAGTCTAGAGCTATACAAAGAAATTAGAATATTAAGGGGTATTAATACAGAGGAAAAAAAAAGAATTGAAATTCTTGAAGAACAACAAAAACAAGCAGATACATTAGATCGTAATTACAGAAAAGCATTAGTAACTCATATAAAAACTAATAAAGAATTAGGAATAATGGGAGCATCTGTTAAAGCTTTAGACGCTTTAACTAAAAATATGGGCATTGATGGTTTAAATTTTGAATCAGCCTATCAAGATACTTTAAAAGAAGCTCAAGCTGCTAAAGACGCAGGAAAATCATTTGATGCTATAGGGCATTTTACAAATATTATAAAACAAAATTTAGTAGGAATTTTAGATCCTATACAACTTATACAAAAGGGAATTTTAGCTTTATATAAAGCTACAACAGCTGCTGATAAATCTACAGGTGAACTTGCTAAATCATTTGGTATATCATACGCCGAAGCTGCATCTTTACGTAATGAATTAAACATTATAGCGAATTTAAGTGCTGATACAAATATAAACACTGCATCATTACAAAAAGCTCTTATAGAACTTAATAAACAGTTTAGTACTGCCACTATGTTAAATGGTGAGTTATTAAAAGACTACACTAAATTAACCGAAGTAGCAGGATACACAGCAGAAGCTGCCGCTGGTTTATCAAAAATAACAGTAGCAACAGGTACAGACCTATCAAAAAATACTGCTAAAATATTAGGACAAGCCATAGCATTTAATGCTATAAATAAATTAGCTTTAAATGAAAAAGAAATTGTAGAAGCAGTAGCTAAAACATCCGCTGCCACTACTTTATCATTAGGTATGCAACCTGGTAAAATTGCTGAAGCAAATTTACAAGCTAAAGCATTAGGTACTACTTTAGAAAAAGTAGAACAAATTGCAAGCTCATTGCTACAATTTGAATCTTCTATAGAAGCTGAACTTTCTGCTGAATTATTAATAGGTAGAGATTTATATTTAGAAAAAGCTAGATTATTAGCTTTAAATAATGATCTAGCAGGAGCTGCTGAAGAAATAGCTAAACAAATAGGAACTGCAGCAGATTTTACAAATATGAATGTTATACAGCAAGAAGCATTAGCCAAAGCTGTAGGTATGACTAGAGAGGATTTAGCAAAATCATTAATTGAAAGAGAAGCATTAGCTAGAATCGGAGAAGGAGATAAAACCGCTTTAGAAGCATATAATAGACTTAAAAAAGAAGGACTATCAGATGACCAAATAGCTTTAAAATTAGGGGATGATAAACTAGCTGCTCAGCTTAGATCACAATCTATCCAAGAACGTTTTAATAAATCCATTGAAAAACTTCAAGAAATATTTGTTTCATTAGCTGAACCTATATTACAAATAGTATCTCCTTTTATGGATTTAGCTACTACTATATTACCATTGATAAATATAGTTTTAACCCCTATTTTAGAAATATTTAAATTTATTGGAGAATCAGTACAATTTTTTGTAAGTGGAGTAAAAGAAGCATTTGGATGGTTTTCAGAAATATCTGGAATATTTTCTCCTATAGTTGAAATGTGGAAAGAATTTAAAAAAGATAATGAAGGTTTATTTAAAATTTTTTCTGCAATAGGAGGTGTTCTTAAATTTGTTGTAGGAATGCTTACTACAGCCCTTATAATACAAAAAGGTATATTATTAGTAAATACTTTTTTAAATAAGCAAAAACTATTAGGATTAGCTATATCACAAAAAGGAATATTAACAAATTTAAAAGATTTAGGTATTTTAATAGGAAAAGCGGCTATGACTGCCTTTGCAAGTGTAGCTAAGACTCCATTTGTAGGACCTATACTTGGTGCTATAGCGGTTGCTAGTGCTGTTGCTTTAGGAGCAAAATTTCTTAAAGGTAATGACATAGTTTCTGCAGGTTATGGCAAACGTACTCTTCTAGCTCCAGAAGGTGTAATAACATTAAATAATAAAGATACAGTTATAGCCGGAACTAAATTATTTAAGGGCGATGATATTATAAGTGCCCCCCAAGGAAGAATAAATATGCCGCCCTCTAATCCACAACCTAGTAAACCACTTCCTCCTCCTCCACCTCAACCTATTTTAGTAACAATAAATAATTCATATGACGGGACACAATTTGAAACAGCTAGAAATATTTCTCGTAGACAAATTCAATAGTTTACATATTTATAATAAATTTAAACTAACAAAATTATGGCATCAATATTAGACATGTATCAAAATGGTAAAGGAACACCATTAGCATACCCAAATGTTACACCCAGACAACCCTCAAATTTAGGAGCTACAAAACAATCTAAATTACATAATTTTTATTCTATAAATGGGGAAAATGAACAAGTAGTAAATGCTGCTTATCAAGCATACAATGATGGATTTAATAATACTTTACCACGACCTTCTTTATTAGATTTGAATGGTAAAATCCCAGTAAATTCATATTCTAAGAACCCCCCAGAAAAAGGTATTAGTAATAGAGTAATAGATTTAACCCCCCCTCCAGGTAGGTAATAAATGGCTTTAATAAATTCATTTGATAAAACTAAATTAAGATCCTTAAAATATGGAGGAGACAGGCCAGGTAATGGCAACAGTGGGCAACCCTACATCCAATCTAAAATTCCTGAAGAATACTCAACTAAATCACTTGATTTTTTATTAAGAGCACCAAAAAATACTGCTAATGATGTAGTAAGATTAGGTAAAATGTTTTTTGATTTAAAATCTCCTAACGGATTATTATTTACAGTTAAACAAAATTTATTATCTCGTACTGCGGTTCCCGCCCAAGGAGGAACACGACAAGCTCCTAGATTATTAAATGAAAGAATTTATACTCCATTATCTACATTAGCTCAAGCAGGTGTTGTAGCATTTGGGGGACATTTAAATAAACAAGGAATAAATCCTTTTGCGGGAATAGGATTACCATACACCCCAAGTTTGTATTTAGATAAAGTAAAAGAGTCTAATCAAATTAATGATTATAAAAATAATAGATTATATAATTTATGGGATAAAAAAATAGAACAAAAAACAGAAGGAGCAGAAAGTATTAATATTTTAAGTTATACTGGAGGTCCTGGTTCTATATTAGGAATAGGTAAAACAAATATTAAATTTGCTGATCAAAGAACAGGAATAAATAATGATAAAATTGCTGGCGGATATTCAGGTTCTGCTACTTGGACACCAAACCCATTAGAACAAGATAATCCTGATCGTAGTCGAAAATTTTTAGATATATTATTAAATAAAGCTGCAGGAGTTACTAATAGATATTATGAAACTAATAAGGTAGAATTATTAACTATTGGAAATCTTCCTACAGATGGTAATTATGTTTATAAATCTAGTTCGGAGGTTGGTTTAAATGCTACATTATTTAATCTTAATGCTTCCGGTTCTGTTACTTGGACACCTAAACACGAGATTGCTCGAAAGTTTACTACAATACAAAGTACTGAAAGCTTTACTAGAGCTAGTATGGCTTTTGTTAATCGTCAAGAAGGTGATCCAACTCAAATAATTAAGCCACTTATTGATCCAACTAGTTTTGACGATAATAGATATGTTTATGTATCTGGTTCTTTTGTCAGCAAACCAAATTTTTCTCTACAAAATACTCATACTTTTAACCAAACCCAAATAATATCCCAATCTGTTCAATCCCAAGATAATTTTGGTTCTCCAAGTTTACAAGATTTCAGAACAACATTATTTAATGATACATCATCACTTAAATCTCCAGATGCAAAATCTATAATGTCATTTGCACCGGAATATAATAAAAAAAATATAGACTCACC